GTCAAAAATCCTACTTGGTGCATCAGCATGATGAAAAATTTTTGCGGGAAAAAGAACTGCACGATTTGGTCTATATCTAACAACCCTATATGGCTCATATGTAGATTCATCATTCTCATCTTCTTGATTTAGAAACATAAGATGCCCCTGCCATGCATAGTGCCATTCAGGATTGGGATAATAAAGAAATGTCATATTTCCATCATCCGGATGAGCAGTTCCTGCTTGACATGAAGTCTGACCGTTTGCATATATCCTATTGACGGAGCACTTTTTAAAGTAATCTCCTATTTTATTGCAAATTTTATTTTTTAAATAAAGTGAAAAGTATTCATCATTTTCTAAAAAATCAATATGCCAAAATCTATTTCGAAGATTGCCACCTTTAAATCTCCACTTAGAAGCTTCTGGTCCGATTCTTTGCCAAATATCAGATCTGACATTTTCTTCAAAGAAATCATCGATAACATTAATTTCATTTAAATCAATCATAATTAAAAAGAAGGTCGTGAATTACACTATTATCTGTACCAGTAATATCGTAGTTTGTTACTAGAAGTTCGGTCTTTACATTGTCCTGAGTATTCTTGTCCCCACGATGAACCATTGAATAACGAAGTTTCCATTCGTTGAGATAATAATCTTTGTATAGTTCTCTCAATCTCTCGTTATCATTATAAGTAATCATAAAGTTGTGAGGACACTTGTATACGTTCTCAGCAAAGTCATCATGATCGAATGATTTATGCATCTCACGATTCTTTCCATACAGAAAGTCTTTGATGTCATAAGGAGGATCAAGGAATACAAAAGTATTCTCGGGTCCATCAGCATTCATTACTTCAGAGTAATCAATGTTAGTAATCTTCCAATTCTTAATTACTTCAGAAAACTGAGCAAGTTTATCTGCACCGACCAGAGAAAAGTTAGAGTTGGCAGCAGTACGTGAAAAAGTGCTGTTCTCGGTCAAACCAGAATAACTACACTTATTCATGATGAAGAAAGCAACTGCCTTTTGAAAATTATCATACGTATCAATTTCATTGGCATAACGATTGAAAAGATCCTTAGCAAACTGATCCTTCTCATCCTGTGTACCACTCTCAAGCATCTTCTCTTTCTGCTCTCTAACACTCTCAGAGAGTTCTTGCCCACGATCACGCAGTTGCACCCAGAAGTTATAGAGGGGCACGTACAGGTCATTAATCCAGACAGGAATATCTGGATTTGCCTTAGTCACATCGATGGCAATAGAACCACCACCAATGAATGGTTCACGATACTCCGTAATTACTTTTGGATACCACTGAGAAAGAGTTTTAATTGCTTTCGACTTCCCTCCGGGATACCGAAGAGGTGTTTTCAGAGATTTCAGGGATTTCATAATCAGGTTTGTTGTACTTCAAAAATTCCCAGAAGGTCAACTTCATTTCCTTATGGGTCATACCACAGTGCTTTGCGGCAGCAGGTAGAGTCATTTTAGCACGGAACAGTGCTTCGTTTGCCTCTTGAACGTTTTGAGGTGTAGTCTTTACTCTTGGTTCAACCAACTTGTTCTTATCAATTTTCAAAAGACTCATAGCAAGTCTCCATATGGAGTACCATCTTTATGAAGAAGAACTCCATCCACCTTATCCATCAGATCAAGCATACTTCCATGCATCAAACGGTATCCATATCCGACATAAAGTTGACCAAGAACTACTGCAACAGTGGCAGTTCCCCAGAAAATATAATAGAACTTGGATTTGACTTGTGCTCTCAGTTTTGTTTTCATTTGAATTCACACTCCACCATAATTTCTGTTAGACATGCAAGCATATTTATTTCTTGATCCGCCACGAACGCACCCTGATACTGATACTTAGCCAGAACAAGCACAGCAGCAGGAATAGAACCCGGAACCAAGGAATCATAACAAGCATCGTAAATACGACGCAATAGAACAGAAGTATCGTTGTCCAGATTAGAAACGATCCACTTTCTGACTTCAGCAAAGTTTTTAGTTTTGAGATTTTTAACCAGTTCATTTACGGCAACATCAGAGAATGTAGCAAGAATACCAGAGTCAATTTTACCACTAACGGAATAACGTTGGCATTCATTCAACACTCTCCTCCAATCCGGAAAGTGCTTATTGATAAGTTCTACCAGGACCTTGTTATCATATTCAACACCTTCTGTATCCAAGATTTGTCGGATGCGTTTGAAGAACTGTGCTGCAATACCTTGACGTTCTTTTCCTTTGATCCCAAACTCAACGACGGCACATCGTGAGTGAAGAGGTTCAAGGATTTTGTTCTTGTAGTTACATGTGAAAATGAACCGACAGTTACCAGCAAATTCCTCAATAAACGCCCGTAGAAGGAGTTGTACGTCATTGGACGTATTGTCTGCCTCATCAATGATAATGACCTTGTGTTTAGCATCTGCTGTAAGCGAAACGGTCGAAGCGAAGTTCTTCGCATTGTTTCGGACAGTATCAAGGAATCTACCTTCGTCGGATCCATTGATGACATAAACATCTGCTCCAAGTTCATTACACAGTGCCTTTGCTACTGTAGTCTTACCAATACCTGGTGGACCAGCAAGTAGCATATTAGGAATCTCTCCTTTATCTAGGAAGTCTTGAAAAGTCTTCTTAGTTTGTTCAGGGAGGATACACTCTTCAATGGTCTTAGGCCGATACTTTTCAACCCAAATAAAATCACTCATAATTAAGAAAGAAGTTTGCTGAAACTAATTACTAGAAGAAATCCTAGCATAATCACAATATCCCAAGATTTTGTTTTTACAAAATATGGAATAGAAATAGTGTCTGCAATGACATTCATTACAACACCAGTAGTCAAGTTAACATGCAAAACAACAAAATAGGCAGCAATAACCATGATACTGCCTACAACTCTCATTGTCGTTAGTGTTTTCATCCAAACGTAGAATCTGGTTCAAGAGCAATATAATACTTAAGATTGTGTTGAGTATTGGTAAACTGAGACAGAAGTTTAGATGAAACAACTACATCGTAGGCACCAGGAATAATTTTGATGTTTTCTACTTTGAAGTTGAAACTAAATTCTTTGTCAGTCTCACCAACTACGATGGCATATTCGTTAGAAGTATCATTCTTCTTATCACGAACAACCAATTTGATCACACCTGCCTCACCAATTGCAGAGAGGTCGGGAAGTTGATAAACTGCTGCTGCTTTTACCAGTTTCTCAAGAGTCACACTGTCCATTTGAAAGCAAACATCCTGAGTAGGAAGAGTGATGTCTTTTTCAGGAGGAGCAATGATGACATTAGGATCGGCAAAGAAATACTTTACACGACGTTTGCCTTCTTTGATACTCAAATACGTGTCCTGCTGGAAATCAAGATCAGGATCTTGATGGAGACTCAGACCATTTAGAAACTGATTCAGATCATAAATGGCAAAGTCACGAGGAAACTCTTCTTTGATTTCTGCTTCGGCAAGAATGTTCTTTGCCACAGAAATAGTTCGGAGTTTATTGCCCTCCTTCACAAGAATCGAGTTGTTGATTCCGGCAAAGTTCTTAAGGATTGCGAGAGCATTATCAGACAATTTCATTGTACGTTCTTTCAGTTTCATTGGTTGTAAGTTTCACGTTGTGCATTCTTGTCGTTGAAGTGCATCAGAAGAACAGCATAGTGCAGGATCTTCATAATGTCACGACGGGCAGTGCCTTTCTTATCATAACGAGAGGCATACTTGAGGATGTTGGATCGGCAGAATGCTTCACCATCACCACAAGCTTCAATCAGATCAAGTGTCTGAATCTTATCATCACCAGTAGAATAATGCTGATTGTAAGTTCCACGAACATACTCAAGGAGTTCTTTCAGAATCTCTTCCTCGTTATACTTCCAATTTGTTGTTATGGGATAAGCTGATTCAAAAGAATCTATAGAAATGTCTGTCATATCAATAGTAAAATCGGTTTCATCCATTTTCAAAATTTCATCGTAAAGCATGGACCAAGAATTAGTCATAGTCTATTATATCAAGAGAATGTTTGAACGTCAACTGTGTCTTGAGCAGGCATTTGAAAGTCAGCATCTACCTTGTCGTACAGTTCAATAAATGCTTGCTTAGTCTCATCATCAAAACGGTTCACACAAACTTGAATTGCCTTTGCTTTATCATTAAAGATACTATAGGCACGGATGATATGAACCAGACGACGAGTACTGATAATTTCATCAATACCACCGTCATAGAAAGTCTTGCGGATAATGTCTGCCCAATCAACCAGACGATGGCAGAAATCAGTATCTTCGGACAGTTTCATCAGAATGTTCTTCTCTTGCACAGGAGTTGGATATGCCTGTTCAAAAGTGACAGGAAAACGTTCAAGGAATGCTTCATTAAGGACATTCGTACCAATGAAACGTCCATCATCACTACCTTTACCCTTAGTGTTTGCGGTGGCAATTACATTGAAACCATTTACAGGTTTTACATATTTACCAATCTTCTTCAAGAACACACCCTTACCTTCAAGGACGGATTGGAGACAGAGGATTTTGTTAGAAGCAAGGTCAATTTCATCGAGTAGCAGGACAGCTCCTCTTTGGAGTGCTTCCACGACAGGTCCGTTATGCCAAACAGTTGCCCCATCGACAAGACGGAAACCACCAAT